ATTGCCGCATTCCTTGAGCGGACGCGGACGGCCCCGGCGTTCTGGTCCTCCGTCCGCCGGGAGGCTTATCTGAACGGCCATTCTCCGCAGGATGCCTCCCTCCGGGTGTAATCTAACATTTCTTATCCTGGCCGCGGCGTGAAAGCCGCGGCCTTTTTCATGCCATGATACACGCATGTTTTCACTTTCCCCTTTCATGTGCGGCGACGCCCTCTCTCTGATGGAACGCATGGACAACGATTGTTATCACGCCGTCGTTACGGACCCGCCGTACGCTTCCGGCGGCCTGACGACGGCGGAACGCAAGGCTTCCCCTGCCCGGAAATACCTGTCTTCCTCAAGGTATCTTTCTTTTGATAACGATACCAGGGACCAGCGCACCCATTTCATGTGGTCCGTCATGTGGATGGCGGAAGCGTTGCGCCTGACGCGCGAGGGCGGCTGGCTAATGGTCTTTTCCGACTGGCGGCAGCTGCCTTTGACCTCGGACGCCTTGCAGGTGGCCGGGTGGACATGGCGCGCCGTCGTCACCTGGGACAAGACGGAGGCTTGCCGCCCACACCAGGGCATGTTCCGCAACCAATCGGAGTTTATCCTCATTGCCACGCGCGGCAGCATCGGCAAGGAGCAGGACCGCCCGCGCGTGTTTCCGGCTGGCGTTTTCCGGCATTATCTCAAGCCTTCCGACAAGATGCACCTCACAGGCAAGCCTGTTCCTCTCATGCGCCACCTGATGACGGTTCTTCCTCCCGGTTCCCGCGTCCTCGACCCTTTCATGGGGAGCGGGACGACTCTTGTTGCCGCCCGCGACCTGGGACACGTCGCTCACGGCATCGACCTTTCCCCGGATAATGTCCGCATTGCCGCGGACCGCCTGGGCGTTCCCGTTCCCTGACCGCGGCCAGCCCGCGGAGGGTTCGCCGGGCTTCCGCGAGACACGCGCGGACCGCTGGCGGGAGTGTCTCACATGGGACAAATGACCCTTACGATTTTTCAAAATTGACCCTTACGGGCATTTATGGGCGTAACTTCTTGCGCCACCCTTCCATTTCTCCCCGGAACGCACGTATTTTCAACCGTTTTCAAGCTTCTTCAAGCGAATTCAACCCTTTTCAAGCATTTATGGTTGGTCACAATGCATTTCATGGAAATGTTGTCGAAAGGCGGCCTCCGTCAACATTGCAGACGTTGCCGGTTATCACAGGCGCATCCTGTATTATTGCTTAATGATTCAGTATTTATCCTCCGGGACACAGGCGGACTTAATGATCACCGTATCAAGAACCTGACGCCATCTGTCATACGCGGAATGATATAACGCAAATCAGGTTTCCTCATCTAAGCATTCGAATATTCGCTGAAGAATCAGCGACAGTTTCATTCCTGCCACGTTCTATTCTCTCTTGACGGCCAGACTGACCATAAGAAGCGTATTCGTGCAAAGCACACTGTCCTGAACGATTCCCCAGATAGAGCGTTCGTGTTCTTGAACGTGTCGTGTGTATAGTACAACTCTTTCATATGGGTTTCCGTCTCATTGTAGACAGAAAAGCGAATGTTTTTGTCGAATAGCGTTACACAAACTATAGGAAACAGGATCAATGATGGCACATGCTTAAAATAATCTTATAACGCTTCGTTCATCAACTGCCGCAGAAAGTCGGTCGGCAACGATGAGAATCTGGCTCCCTCCATCAAGAATTAGAAAAAGATAAGACAAGCAGAGCAATTCCCGTAGAAATAGGGAACATAATTCCGCATTTATCTAATAGAAAAGTCTCCATGGAAAATATATTTTTTCGCAACAAACCCTGTAAGGCTCTTCTTTTGATTCAGGGGGAATTTTGATTTGCACTTCGATACGGCAGCCTTTCACGAGGTCAGGGTTGTTTAACAGATACTCCTCGACTTCCGGAGGAATCCGGGCATTCGTTCCGTCTTCGACAACGAAACAGATCTGACAAGTTTTACTTCTCCAGGAAGCTCCATCGCCTATTAATTTCATTCCATGCCGGGCAAATATCTTATGGAGTTCCAAATCCTTTTTCACTGTTTTCAACAGAGTTACACTCCTCTCCATACCGTTTCCCGTATCTATGGCCGACCAGAAGAGGGAGAACGGTAAATAAATGAAGTAAAGAGCGGCTATTCCTATGACGATCCACATTTTCTTTTTCATCTTAAATAATTTATTAATTCTCTTTTTGTTTATTCGCAAGGCACTCTTCCTTCGCCATAGCCTCTATGCCCTTGAGGAGCTGGAGCCAGAAGAGGAGTATCAGGGGCAAACGGGGCTACAAAACCAGCTCCTTCCACGATTGCACACGACCATCCGCAGCAATTTCTTGCTCCCGAGTTGTATAGTGAATATTGCGGAACATTCTTTTCATCTTCCCGGATCTGTTCTTCAACTTTATTTACTGACTCAGGACAGGCTTTATAAGTGTAGGAATTTCCAGAATACGCATGTTTTTCATTGGAGGCATCATCCTGAATTTTTCCGGCTCCAACGCCTAAAGCGCCTTTGTGCCAACTTCCGGGGTAGAGGCCTCTCTGCATATTGGGCGTTTTGACCCAAGCATGTCCTACATTTCCTGACCAGTAGCTGCATGGTTTAACCAGAATAAAAATTTCCTGTATTTCATATTCGCAACATTCCCTTCCTGCGTCATCCGCAATTTTAGAGTATTTTACACCATCCTTGCAACATTCCGTTTCAGCATCTTCAGAAAGTCCAAGCGTATCAGAGTACAGGCATGTATTGTTCTTGACAAAGATATAAAGATTCCATCCGCTCTGTTCATCGGCAGGATCTCTGCTAATCCACCTACCATTTTGGGGATTATAGTAGCGGTAATTGTAATAAACCAACCCCAGCTCGTCATCAGCATACTCGCTGGAGAACCGGAACGGATTCAACTCCGCCGCATTGCCTTCCATCTTCACGGCAGAGCCGTACGGGCCGTATTCATACAAGGCTCGGCGGCCCGCCTTGATGCCGAAGAGCGCCGTTGTGTTCTTCAACGCGTCATGCGTATAATAAAGATCTTCCACATAAGTTCCCGTTTCATCAAAGACGCTCATCGCCAGGATGCGCGTGGCTACTGGTTCCAGGGGACCCCACTGGTACGTTTTACGCAGGACGGGGTCAGCGGATTCCGGAGCGTCCGCAGCATTCAGCTCCACGATTTGTAGATATTCGCCATAGATGAATCTCTTCTGGAAGGCGGCTTGGACAAACTCACAGAGTTTGCCCGCCGTTGGCAT